TTATTTATTAGTTACACTTTCAATAATCGCCAAAAGGCGGTCTATTTGCTCATCTTTCTTTTCGAGTAAGGCAAGAAAACGAGTAGTTTCGCTGTTAACTTGATTGCCGTTGCCCTGAATGGCTGTGTTGTGGTTACCATTTACATTTTGATTACCATCACCTTTTATGACACTACCCTCGCCTGTCTCCAACCAATCTATGTTTACTCCATATTGGTTTTCCAATATCCTTTTGATATTGCCAGATACTCCAACGCCTTTTGAAGCCATATAAATACCTGATAAAGTACCTTGTTTAATACCTAATGCTGCGGCAAAATCACATTGGCTCTTAAATCCAAGAATTTTTTGCAATTCTTTAAGTCGTTCATTTTCAGTCATAAAGCAAAAATTTTCTAAAATAATCGTAAAAAAGTATAGGAAATCCTTTGTGATTTATTGGAAATTCTATATATTTGCACTGTGTTACCAATGTAATTAACAAGTAGCACACAAAAATAGGTAAAAACCACGAGAAAAACAAACATTGACATTAACAACTAAAACATTTGAAATTATGACACACGCTGAATTTGACGAGTTGATGGGCTACAAAACCGCAAAGGCTGATTATGAGTTTGCAGACTTCCTTTATATGCAGGCTGGCGAAATGCCAAAGCAAGAGTTTGTAAAGGAGTTCAAACAGATTAAGCATTTCCGATTGGTGCGTGAGTGGAACAACTCAATGGCGACAATGAGCCGAAAGAACTATGAAAACGATTTGTTGGTTGACTGCTTGCAAGGTCAGTATAAGACCGATATGCTGAACTTGCTCAACATTATGGAGGAAAACCCTCATAGTTTCTCAACCGATATGTACAATTTCATTCTTCGCAAAATCGGGCACAAAGAGGTTATCTGCTACAAGATTAAAAACGGGCTCGAACTCTACAATGTAGATAAGGAGTATATCGCCAAGAATTTGAAATAACAATCGAGGGGAGGGCAACCTCCCCACAAAGCCACAACGACAATGAGATATGAGGTGTTCAAATATATGGATTTGTGTAGCCAAGAGGTGCATATCCGCAAAATGCCATTTAAGGTTGCTCGACATTTCTTTATCGAACTATCGAAACGCAAAGGTTTAGTTGTCGCAAGGTGGTATAATCCTCACAAGAAACAAAGGGGAGCAATCAAAGTCGATTATCGCAACAACTGCTATCTGACATCAACCGAATACAAAAAGGGCAAACTGCCAAGAGTTGAACAAAGAGTAACACGCATAAAGTAATAAACAATGATACACAATATCGAATTTACTTTTGAGGACCCACACAACGCACAGCCATTCGTGATTATGCTGATGCAGTCGGGCATTACAGACCTAACAATGAAAACCTCCGACAATGATGGCTCGTGTAGGGTCACATACGAGGTTGATGAGTGCAACATAGACCCTGACGAGGCAATCAAACAAGACCTTGAATTTATCAAGGAAAACAACTTAAATGCAATCACTTATAGATGGTTTTAGTATGACAGCAGTAATTCAACGAGACCATATATCCTATATAGTCGGAAACAATTTGGCGGAACTTATTGAAGAGTCTTGCAAATACATAACTCGACACAGAGATTGGTATAAAGAACAAATAGAAACAGACCTATTAAAGAACGGAAGGAGCGTTGTTTCGAGATTTAGCAACTGTCTTACTGGTGGAATAGTAATCCTTTACGACAAACACGGAATAGTAAACATTGACCATTTGAAACAGTTGCCTTCCAATGAAGTATATCAACTCTACCCAAAGATAAACAATAATTAAATATAAAACTATGAGCAACAAGACATTTACAGAGATTTGGAGGGATATGACCTCTACCGAGCGAGAGAACCTCGCCATTACAATTAGCAAAAAGTGCAACATTTCAATCTTCACCACCCGAGCCTATGGCACCGGCGTAAGAACTCCTCGTATCTCCACACAGCAGGAGATTGCAAAGATCCTAAAAGTTGACCACACAAAATTATTCCCGAACAATGACACGGTTTTATCGTAAGGAAGAGCCACAAGCCGAGCGTGGCAAATGGCTCAACGGAAAGCAAGCCTGTGAGTTCCTCGAAATATCATCTTCGACACTCGCTCGATGGGTAGATGCAGGGATTATCACCTACAAACTACGAAGAACAGCACACGGTTTCAAAAAGATGTATAACACCGTAGCGATGACACGAGCGTTGGAGCCTGCGACATTGACACAACTAAACTCAAACCATTAGACATTGACAACAAAACAAATTCGACTATGACAAACAACACAACAACCTCTAACGAAGAGATGACATTTGAAGTTCAACCGATAACAAACAAGTTCGTCATCTGGTATGGTTACCTATGGCGTTGGTGGTACTCTACTAAAATGAGTATTACTCGCCCATTCCGATTGCGAAAACTCCGCAAGCAAATGAGAAGAGAACCTATTTTGATTACACCTAAACACTAACGACTATGGAGCAAGTAATCACACGACAACAACCAAGCGAGCTGTTCCAGACAATAGGTCAAATCTTCAACCCCAACACAGCAAGAGAAGTTATCGACAACCTCACATTTCCAAGAGTTGAAGATGCCGAGTGTAAGGTAATCAAACCTACAACAGTTACCGAGGATATGTATATGCAGATGGCTGGGTATATCCTCGAAAATATAGAAATCGAGCGAGAGAACAGAACGGGTGGCGTGGGTTATTTCGATACCCGGGAACAATGTTTCTTCACAGACAATGACAAAATCGAGGTTGTGTGGCAAGCAAGGGGCTCGGTGCTCTTCCGAACATCACACGAGGAGTGGGGCAAAGAACGAAACCTTACACAAGCATCTATCCTCTTCGCTGATTGCCAAACCTACGATGAAGACGGAGATAAAACAGATAACGATTTTTCGACCAAGGAACTCGAAAAATACTTACAACCATAAAGTACTACACATACACGGACTTTTGATAAGTACTTTCATTCCGTAGGTCTGCCGTGAGGCACACCAAAGGGGAGGTGGAAACAAGATAACGGGAAACACGGTATCGGGCAAGATTGGGGGAGCGACACCCCCTCCACCACAAACCAATGCAATTAACGAGTATAAACAATAAAAACAAGATGCGTATGGGAAAGGTATAGAAGAAAAAAAGAGGCTCCGAAGAGCCCCGACATTGACATTGTCCAAAACAAAATCGACCCTGATTAGAAGTTGATTGCGATAGGACACCACAAAGGTAAAACAATTTTTCAAATCAAACAAAAAAATTACAAAAATGACTCTGATTAGAAAACCAAATGAAATTCAAGTAGCGAGCAAAATTAAGGCTCTCATCTACGGACAAGCAGGTATGGGTAAAACCACAATGGCACTCTCGGCACCTTCGCCACTCCTTATCGACTGCGATGGTGGTATCCAGCGTGTCAACCCTGCACACATCAAAGATACCGTTCAGGCAACTTGTTACGAAGATGTGCTGGCGGTACTCCAAGAGGACCTCTCGGCATATAAGACAATCGTCATCGACACTGGTGGTAAGTTGCTCGATATGATGAGTGCCTATATCATTAAGCACAACGCAAAGATGGGCCAAGCCAATGGCTCTCTCACTCTCCAAGGTTACGGAGCTCGCAAGGCGGAGTTCTCACAGTTCTGCAAGTTGGTGATGTCGCTTGACAAACACCTCATATTCGTAGCACATCGTGAAACACGCACCGAGGGCGACTTAACCCGATATGTACCTCTCTTCGGAGGTAGTAGTTACGATGGACTTGTTACCGAACTTGACTTGGTGGGTTACATCGAGGCGAGTGGCAACAAGGCGACCATCACATTTAGCGGTACCAGCCGCAACGATGGTAAGAATACTTGCAACCTTCCTGCGGTAATCGACATTCCGTGCTGCGTAGATGTTAATGGTAACGGTCTGCCAAACCATTTCTTCGAGGAGGTGGTGATTGCCAAGTACAACCAGCACTTGGCCGGCATTCAAAAGTTGAGCAGGGACTATGCAGAGGTAATGAAACAACTTACCGATGACATAGATATGATTTGCTCGGTTGAGACTGCCAACGCATTTGTCAAGAGTATTGACACCTACCACCACATCGGAGCAAGTAAAGCAGCCGCAGGTCAGTTGCTGAAACGCAAGATTGAGCAACTCGGTTACATCTACAACGCAGAGACAAGAACTTACACAGACCCTAATCCCGTAACAGATGAGCAGTAATATCAAATATAAGATTTACCCCTCATTGCTCGACTCCTTTCAGTACTATTTGGATAGTTCCGAGAACTACCAAAAGTACTGGGGGAACTCGGCAGACCCAGCAATGAGTGAGGCGGACTTCGAGGAGAAGTGTTTGCAGGATCTCCTGAACTCAATCAACCGAGTACCATTCGAGAGCGAAGATGCAGACCGAGGCACAGCGTTCAATGAGATTGTCGATTGGCTTATTACCGGTGCTCCGTGCGAGCGTGAGGGTATGAGCATCTGCTTTGACGAGGGAACACGAGAGTATGTAGCGACCTATAAAGAGCGTATATATCGTTTCCCCGAGTCGATATGTATGGAGTTCGCAAACTACTATCGAGGAGCAATTCCGCAAGTGTTATGCCAGGCAGTACTCCCAACCAAATATGGAGATGTTCTCCTTTACGGATACATTGACGAGTTAATGTCTTTCGGCATTCACGACATCAAGACGACCAAGAAATATGAGGTTGGCAAATTCCGTAAACATTGGCAACATCGTGTTTATCCCTACTGCATCGACAAGATGGGAAATTGCATCGACCACTTTGAGTACAATGTGGCAGAGATTACCAAGAGTGGTAAAATCACCACTTATACCGAGTACTACCGATATGATGCAAAGCAGACTGAAAGCGAGTTGATTGAGATTTGCGAGTGGTTTATCTCATTCCTCGAAAACAACAGAGATAAGATTACAGACAAAAAGGTTTTCGCACTCATCTAACCTATGGCAACACTACTTAAAACAGACGGAATTAGAACGGAGGTTGAGCCAAAGAATGGTACCGACTTCCAACTTGAAGAGCTCCAAAAGTTTGTTGGAGGTTACATCGAGATTATCCAATTGAATGATGGTCGTATAATGGTCGTCAATGAGGAGGGCAAGTTGCAATCTTTGGAGATGAACGATGAGGCAACCGAGATAGCCACCGAACATCACGCTCTATTTGATGGCGATTGGATTTGTGGCGATGTGTTAATCTGTAACGAAAGGGAGGTGCAATAATGGGAGAGTTAGCAATGGATTATCTCGAAGGTTGGTGCTGCGAGAAATGTGGTTGTTATTTCAAACACCCCGACAAAGATGACCTTTTTGGACACGGCTACCCAGCTGTTTGTTGGGATTGTTGGAAACATTTGAGCAAAAAGGAACGCAAAAGACACACAAGAGCAATTACAAAATTACTTTAACGACAAACGATTATGGCAAAAAATGTAGTAAGACGGTATAACATTTCGGCAGCAAAGCCTTATACCGATGGTCAAGGACAACAGAAAACAATGTGGGTGCGACTTGGCACCGCAGTACAATTCGATGATGGCTCTATCGTAGCCAATTTCGACTCTCTCCCTACTGGTAATTGGTGGGACGGTAGTACGCAGTTATTCCCTCAGGAACAGCAGCAGACTCAACAGAGAACAGCACCGCAGGGATATCCAAGTGGAGGTGTAGTTCCTCCGTATGGTGGCGGTTATCCATCAACACAGCCACAGCCAGCACCACAGCAGATGGGTGGAGGTTTTACCCCACAGCCACAACCGACACCAGCCCCACAACCACAATTTGGTGATGCACCATTCTAAACCCTAACCTATGAATTATAGAATTCATACTACCAAGGATAAGGAGGCAGTAAAGAGTTATATCGACTCACTGCCCGAGGGCAAGGCTTATGATGTGGTTATTAAACTGCATCGTGAGAAGAGGACTATTGACCAAAACCGCCTCCTCTTCCTTTGGTTGGGTTGTATCGCAAATGAAACGGGGAATGACAAAGATACATTGCACGAGTATTTCAAGCAGAAGTTTCTCGGATTTGAGCAACGAGTGATGAGTTTCAATCGAGAGGTAACATTTATCTCGCCAACAACGACAACGCTCGATACCAAACAATTTACCGAGTACCTGAATAAAATACAAGAGTTTGCAAGTTCGGAGTTAGGCATTGTCCTACCACTCCCCGAAGATGCAGTATTCACTCAATTTTATGAACAGTATAAAAGTTATCTCTAATGGCAATTAAAATCAAATCTGCGGTACTATCCGCATCGTCATTAAATGTGGAGTACGAGGAGATCGTGGCAACGCCCGATAGTGTCGTAACCCACGACTTTAAGCAAAAGAGAGGCACGCTTATCCACGAGGATTTGGCAAATGCTATCAACGCTCTCAAACCTCACTTTGCAATGCTTTGTGAGTTTCGAGAGGTAAAGCCCGACCCTATCGAGATGGGTGTTGAGTCTATCGAAAGTTGGGATTTCGGTGATTTGCTCGACAAAGTATTTGTTTCGGGTTTCAAAATCAACTACTCAACAAGTGGAGAGTCGTTGACTATCATCGGAGGCAAGTACACCAAGCACTCTGTTATCAACTTGTCGGCTCCGAGTGTATCAAGCGACTCGGTACAATATCCCTATGTAGTAGAACTCTTTGAGGCGTTGGAGCACATCAAGTATGAGATTGAACAATACCTATTCCACGACAAGTGTGCCTTCAAGCAGCAGGAACTTCCATTTGACTCTTCGCTCGATGCAACAAATGCAGATGAGGCGGAAGAGGCAGAAACCGAAAAGAAACCGAAATCCAAGCGAGGACGCAAGCCATTACGCAAAGCAAGTTAGTAACCGATGACACGGCAGATTACAACATACGAAAATTACTACCGCATAGCATTCTCTTATTCTCCGATGATAGTGTCGGCAGTAAAAGAGATACCAGGTCGCCGCTTTGACCCTATTAGTAAGAGTTGGTTGGTGCCTTTGGTAAGTAAGGAGGCAGTTGAGGCATTTGCCAAGCGTTTTGGGTTTCAATGGGGAACAATGCAGAGAGCAGAGGAGGTGGGAGAAATCCCACCGCTCCCTGAACTCGGTATAGATATTCCACTTGGTATAGATTTATTTCCATATCAAAAGCAAGGAGTGGCATATTGCCTCGAACACCCACACACCATTATCGGCGACAAGCCCGGACTTGGCAAGACTGCACAAGCCATTGCATCGGTGATTGGCGCTCAACGATACCCGTGCCTGATAATCTGCCCTGCAACGCTTAAAATCAACTGGCAACGAGAGGTAGACAAATTCTCTGGTGGCAAGTGTAGGGCAATGATACTTTCGGATAAGAATTTGCGAACTTGGCCACAGTATTGGTCTGCTGGACTTGTTCAGTTCTTCATCGTGAATTACGAAAGTCTCAAAAAGTTTTTCGTGGATAAGTTCACCAACAAAGAGGGACAACGCCTGATGTTGTCGCACATCAAATTCAAGGAGAACTTAACAGACCTTTTTAAGTCAGTAATCATTGACGAGAGCCACCGTTGCAAAAATGGGTCCACACAGCAATCCAAGTTCTGTATGGGTATCGCAAGAGGTAAAGATATGGTTTTGTTACTGACAGGTACTCCCGTAGTAAACAAGCCCAAAGACCTTATTCCCCAACTCCACATTATGGATATGCTCCCCGAATTTGGAGGGTATAAGCATTTCGTAAATCGTTATTGTGCCGGGGATAAGGAGGCGAGCAATCTGCGAGAACTCAACTACAAACTAAATCTCAATTGCTTTTACCAACGAGAGAAACAAGATGTGCTCAAAGACCTACCATCGAAGATGCGACAGACGATTATCTGCGACATTACAAACCGCAAGGAATATACTGACGCATACGATAACCTCATACGCTATTTGAAGGAGTACCGCAATGCTGACGATGAGAAAATACGCAAGGCTATGAGGGGCGAGGTAATAGTCCGCATAAATGTATTGCGACAAATAGCAGCCCGAGGTAAAGTTGCAAGCGTGAGAGAGTTTATAGACGACCTTCGTGAGTCCAACGAGAAACTTATCCTCTTTATGAACTTGATTGAGTTGGGCGATGCCTTCAAACAACTATACCCCAATGCGGTAGTTATTCGAGGAGGTATGAGTGATATTGAAAAGCAACGCTCGGTTGATAAGTTCCAGAACGACCCGGATTGTTTGTTGGCAATCTGCAATATCAAAGCGGCAGGTGTAGGCTTGACATTAACAGCCAGTTCACGAGTTGCATTTGTGGAGTTCCCTTGGACATACGCAGATTGTGAGCAGTGCGAAGACCGAGCACACCGCATCGGACAAAAGGATAGCGTAACTTGCTACTACTTTTTAGGAAAGGATACTATCGATGAACAGGTGTATAAAATTATCCAAACCAAAAAAGACATAGCGCAAACCATTACCGGCTCTACGGAGCAGATAGAGGAAAGCGTTATAGACGACATTATTAACTTATTTACAAATCATTAAAGACATTGACATTATGGAAAACAAGATTGTTTATCTCGACATTAAGTCGATTGACGCAAACCCGAACAACCCACGCAAAGCGTTTGCCGAAGATGCTCTCAAAGAGTTGTCCGAGAGCATTAAGGAGTTAGGTGTTTTGCAACCTATTACTGTTCGCCCATTCGATGGCGGTTATCAAGTTGTCTGCGGAGAACGCAGATGGAGAGCTGCGAAATTGGCAGGGCTTACCGAGATACCTGCGATTGTTCGAGAGTTGAACGATGAGGAGGCTATGGATATCGCCATCACCGAGAACTTACAGAGAAACGATGTGTCGCCTTTTGAGGAGGCTGATGCGTTTCAGTTCCTTATCGACAATAAGAACTACACCATTGCGGACCTCTGCAAGAGATTTGGTAAAAGCGAATTCTTTATAAGACAGCGTTTGAAGTTGTCAAATCTTATCCCCGAGATAAAGAAACTTGCAGAAGAGGGAACCTTATCAATCGCACAAGTTATGGAACTATGCAAGTTCAGCCACGAGGTGCAGCACGATGTTTTCAACGACCATTTCTCTACATCAGAGAGTAGTTGGCAGAGTTGGCAGGGGTTTAGTGCTAAACGCATTTTGGAAATGGTAGAACATCACTATACTGGCATTATTGCCAATCAGAAGTTCGATACTACCGAATGCCAAAACTGCATCAACAACTCGGCCAACCTGATGTTGTTTGAGTCAAAGGCGACTGCAAGATGCTACGATAGGAGTTGCCTTAAACGCAAAATCACGCAGTACCATATCCGCCAAATAGAGAAAGCCCAAAAGAGATACCCATCTGCTAACATATACTCATATAGTTTGGATAGCGATTTTATAAAGACTTTGGTTGAAGCAGGTTTCGATGTCAAAGAACACCAATTTGCGTGGTGGGAGTGGACCAAACTGGGTGCTGTTATTCCAAAGGAAGTGCGAGATGATGTTGAGGCTGGCAAAAAGATGATAGCAGTGGTTATCAACCACCCAATGGATATTTCTTTATCATACCGAGAAACCAAAGGAGCCGCAACCCCCGGCAGTGTTGATGACGAGGTGCAGAAACTCCAAAACAAAGATAAGCGCAACAAGGATATTGCAACCGAAAAGACCATCTCGGAGGTTAGAGATAAGGTCAGCAAGTGGGGCTTTGACTTTCTTTCTGTTGGTGCTCTTACTGAGCAGGAGAAACAAGCGATGCTCGTAGTGTTAATGAGCAAGTTGGAAAGACGCCAAATTGAGGCGTTACACCTCGCTGATGACAATTTCTACCACCTGACTATGGAGAAGTGCGTTGAGGTAGTAAATTCGCTCACAGAGGAGCAAATCGCATACATAGTGCGCAGTGTTCTCATTAACCATATTGGAGGCAATGCCTATATGAGTAGTGCAACCAAATTCTTCCACGAGTGGGTAACGACCAAAGACGACAAATTGGTGGCAGAAATAGCCCTCAAACACGAGGAGTTATATCTGAAACGCCACGAGAGAATACAGGAGAGAATTGACGCAATTAACAACGAGAAAGCGGAGTAATTATGAACTATTCGGAGTTGATAAATCACTTTTGGCAAGCACGCCGAGCAACCCGAGTTTCAGCCATTGAAGCCGACCTCTACTACTTTCTTTTGCAGGAGAGTAGTAGTAGGGGGCTGGTGGCTACTTTCGAGGTGTCAAATCGCCTTATTTGTGGGTGTCTTGATATAGCAGAAGGCACCCTTACAAAGGCTCGAATTGGATTGCGTGAAAAGGGGTTTATTTCCTTCGAAGGAGGTCAGCGAAAAATGCCTATTTATACCATCTCTGCCCTCAAAGATAACCTCAAATTTTGCGGTTTAGCGGAGGAGAACGAGGAAGATATAACCTCAAATTTTGATGTTAAAAGTGAAGATAACCTCAAATTTTGCGGT